GCTGCCGCGATGTCGGTGAGATACTTGAGCTGCTTATAACGGAAATGCCAAGCGGCAAGCCGCAAGCTGGACCCAGACTGCCCAGTGGCCTTAAACTGCGCTTTGGAGAAGACCAGCGGCGTATGCCATGGCAAAATGCGAGATGCGAGATTGGTAGCCGTTGCTCCCCAATTAGCTTGCCCCCAATTGAATTGGTCCCAGATAGCTGCTGATCCGGTTGCCGCTAACGAAACGGAGTCAACCACGATATTATTCTGATCATTACAGACAACCGATACCGGAGTAGCCCCGGCAACCAGCTGCACATCAAGCAGGCTTGTGGCTACCGAGATATTCCCCATCTGATCGGTGTCCGGTAAAAAAATAGTCTGGTAAGTGTAAGTCATCTGCGTGCCGTTCTCGACAAAAGTCGAGGTCGGAAACTGCACGGGATCGCTTTGCCAGAGAATGCCAGGGACCAGATAACCCGACATGATAAACGTGCCCTGATAAGGCTGGATCACGCCGGCCGGGAAGCTGTGTGGCCCATACCATATCTGACGGCCAAGGTCGTACCAGAATTCTTGCGAAGGCGTGCCCAGCACCAGCGGGTTTTGCGTAGTGATGCGAATGACGTTGCCATTGCAGGCCGCGCACATGCGGGTCGGCTGCGCCGAATAGATAAAGGGCGCGACCACGCCTTGCCCGTCGAGCCCGATCGGATCGGAAATGTTGGATTGAAAGTCGATGATGCGAAACCCATCTGGCGACATGAAACCGAGCCCGCGCGGTGTGGATACCACCGACAGTGGCGCAAGCGTGCCGGTGGCAAAATTCATGGAATTGATTGATAAGTTATTGAGCGCGAAATCGCCCGTGATTTGATAGGTGTTAGCAGCGCCCTTGAACACCACCAGACCCTGGATGATACCGCCTAATTGATTGTAGAACCGCAGCTGGCCAAGCGCAGTCAATGGCGTTGCGTCACCAAGCGTCAAAATCTGCGTGCCAGTGCCTGAAATGGTGGTGACATTCAACGGATTAAGAATGTCGGAAGCAATAAGCGCAGGAGCCCCCGGCGCGTTGTGGATATAGTAAGCCCGATTATAAAATTGTGCCACCCCAGTCGGCACGGTCGTGAAGGGAAAGCCGGTGATATTACCAGCATGCCAGACCGGTGCTGTCGGGGTCGCAATATCAAAATAGCCGATGAAATTTGTTGTCGTCTGGAAGCCGATATGCGTCACCATCAGCTTACTGCCGATCACATCCATGATCGGCGGGGTCCACGGACCAGTTGGGAGTTGTGACGTCGGTAGCGTACCAGCTGTAGCTCCAGTGACGGTGATAAAAGAGTTGGTAACGAGATTATAAGCAAACGGATGATCAAAACCGTCACTACCACCAATCATAAGGTAAGCGATACCGCCGATAATTTTTAAGGCTGAGATCACCCCATTCGTGCTAACACCTGACCCAACAGAAAAACCTGAAGAGAAGCCTGACGAGAAAGCTCCTCCCGTCATGCCAGTGAAAGAAGCTCGTATGAACGCCGCCGGACGGCATTCCCATAAAGATGCTGTTGTCGGATCGGGGATCAGGTTAGCTAGCACCGCCATCGCACCATTGAACGCCGTCGAGCCATCGATGCTATCGGTAAGCCCGCGCGCGCGCCAAGGCAGAGGTTGCGAGTTGCGGATCATGTCGCAGTCACGCAGTTCGTCCAGCCAGTCGAACCGTTGGTGTTGACATAAAGCCGCGTGCTGGTGCTGGAGCCATCGGTGCGCAGATAAAGCGAGCCTTGCGCCGCGCTTAGCGTGGGCACGCCTGAACCAAAAAATACACCCAAGTTGGCCGTCGATGACATAAGATAGCCAGTTCCCACAGTCCCACCCGCAGGAGGGCTGGTTCCAGACGCAAGGTGGATAGCATTACCATTGCCAGCGATGGAGAAGCCCGGCCCCTTCAATAAGTTATTGGTAATCGTACATACAGAAAAATCAATAGCGGACCCAACAGTAGGAGGGCCCCCGCCAGTAGTTGCCGCAATACATGTCCCTGTTGCTGACATGGGCCATTGCGCAGTCGTAGCATCAAATAGCAGCCCATAGGTCCACCCAGCCGATCCGATACCAACCGCGCTTTGGTTGCCAATTTCTATAGCTGTATCAAGCAATGATCCCCTAATTGCATCTCCTGTAGTCTGAACAATATTGAGCCCGATCTTACGATTCGAATTAGTTCCTGTTTGCAGCGCAACATCAAGCTCTAGCGCACCAATTCCCTGCCAAAATGTTGCTCCTGTTAAAAGCTGTGCAGAGAACGAACCTCCAGCCAGGTAGCCTGATGCGGTACCAACTGTCCCGCCATCATTTACGGCAGATTCCGAGAGAAATGTTGCACCGACATAAGCAGCGTTAGGCACAACTCCAGCATTGCCACTCTTGGCATTCAGGGATATGCCGGCGCCTAGTATAGTGCGGCCACCTTTCATAGTGGACCCGCCAATGTTAGCTTGAAAAGTCATATACTCCAAAACCTGACCAGCCCCGGTTGCACCTGAATAATCCGCAGTGTCCGGGTTAAAATTAAAAAGATTCAAAGTAGCTTCAGTACCAGCGGCTGCTGTTCCACTCACTCCATATGACGCATTTATCCCAGTAAGAGAAAGACCAGAAGTACTCAATCGTAACGCCCCCTGCGACAAGCCAGAAGGAGTTGTTCCGCCAATAGCAATCGCACTCGCCGTAGCGTCAATAGTGGTGCTTACAGAAGCAGCATGATAATTCGTCCCGTCTCCAACCAGCTGAACGGAACCGCCTGTCAGAATGCTTATAGACGCTAAACCATCGATATTTCCTGCTGTTGGCGTGACAGTGACCGTACCAGCACCGAGATTTTTAAACCGCACATTGAAAGGATTAAAACCCGCAACAGACGAAGCCGGCAAGCTAACAGCAACCGGAGCAGCATTGCTCAAGGTGATAAGCGCTCCGTAATCGGCTGTCACAACCGCATAACTGGTGCCAATCTGCGCATTAATGGTCGGAGCCTGTTGCCAGGAGTTCACCTCGTCGGTATGCGTCGTGCGCGTAATGGCAGGCGTGATGTTGCCCGACGTATTATCGGCAAAATTAACACCGATTTCAGTGATCATCGCGGCTTTAGTAGCCATCACCAACCTACTTGCTTCGTATTACGAAGCTTGTCGAAGCTCGTGCCAAACCTGCGTCGATCCAAGCTCACCGTCTTAGCCCGGTTCTCGCTATCACCGGTCATCTGAAGGTAACGCCGCAAGATGGTGCCAGCGCCGCCCGGCGCTCTATCCTCATTATCGCTGAGCAACGTCTCATGCCGTTCGTCGTCAGCAATCATACACAGCTCGCCAGTCAAGCGCGTGAGCAGGTAAATCTGGTTGGGAAACCACGGGATGGTGGTATCTGCCGGGATCGGAATATCCGGCATGACGGCCTGATAACGCACCAGCGCCGGGTAAGCACCCGACGACGGCATCCAGAAATAGGCGATCGGCGGGTTCTTCGAAGTATCAACCGAGAAGGTGACTGGGAAATTGGAGAGCCCCGCCGTCACCACCATCATGTCCATCTCGGCGAGGTCTTGCGGGATCAGCTGATAGGGCACCCCCATGATCCAGTAGAAGCAATCACCTCGCTTGGCACGCAGATAATTGGCCGGAAACGGCATGGTGCAGCGACCGAAGCTGTCCACCTGCGTCGGCAGATTGAAATAGAAATCCGTCTGGGAAGCGGTCGTATCGTAATTCTGATAGAGGTCTTGCAGGATCAGATTGAGAATATTGCTCGCCTGCGTAGTCCAGCCAGGAGCCTGCGCATTCTGACACGCTTGCTGTACGATTTGCGCGGCAGTAAGCGGCACGTCATTGGACCCCTTCCAGCACCCCCTGCGTCACGGAGATGGTATGACGTAGCTCTTTGATCGTATTGACCCGCGACTGCACAGCCTTCTCAAGCGTATCGAGATGCGCGGCCTGCGCTCCGGTCATCTCCAGATCGCCATAACGCTGCCCGTCGAACCACTGCTGCCGGCAACTCTCGACATAAACCTCGCGATCACTGCGAAAACGCTCAAAATCCTGTTCTGCCGTCTTCAGCTGCGACTGCAAAGCACGCAACGTGAACCGCGCCCGGTGGAACTCGGCGACATCGAACAGCTTGCCGATGGCGTCTTTCAACTCCTCGATCGGACAATCCCGCATCACATGCGTATTAAAAGCTATATTAGCGCCGCCGACGTCCATCGACATTGTAATGCCGGTGACGATGTCGGACGCTTTATAGGTGGGTTCTTCCGCCATCAGAGCCCCAGTAGCCGGCTGGAGGAGACGTTGGCATGCTGCGGCCCGATCGTGATATTGCGCGGGCTGCGGTAAAAATTGCGGTTCGCTCCGCCGATCTCATGCTCGTGCGACCAGCAGCGCTGCATCTGCTCCCACATCGAGCGCGCATGACTGAGCGGCACCCGGTAAGTAAAACCGTGGCTGAACTCCACCCCGTCAATCAGCAGACGCGGCGCGTGCCCGGGAAGATCGATCAGGATATCCACCAGCTGCTCCTGCGGCAGATAGCGCCGCCGTTCGTAACGGACAGCCGCATCGATTAACCGTTCACGTTCTTGCTTCTTTTGCTCTTCTTCAACCCTCTTACGCGCTAAGTCGAGAATTTCCTGTTTCTCGCTATCAGTCAGCGCGATGAATTCAGCATCAGCCGCCATATCACGCGGCAGCTCAAACTTACGGGGGAGTTTCTCGTTCATGTGTGTGAATACCCCGCGTTAGCAGCTGCCAAGCCCGACACTAGGATTGGCCAGCCGGTTTGTGTATCCCAAGCTATGAAATCACCGGGATACACTTTGAGTACACCCCGGTTAGGGATCGACAGCAGATTGGATTGCGAGTAAGCCCCGCCCCAGATCGGCAAATTTGCGATCGACCCGCCATTAATCAGGTCATTCTTGATCGCAACATTCAATGCGGCCACATCAGCCGGGATCACCTCATTGCCGGCAAGATTGGGCAACCAAGGAATGGGACCAGTTGCACCGGGCGACGTGATCAGAAACGCCTGTAACGCCGTGGACGTGATCGTGCGCAGCGCCATTAACCACCTCCTGACGCAAATCCCTGAAGCCGCGAAAGGTTCGCCGCCAGATTGAGTTGCGCTGTCAGGTCCGCCGACATTGAGGTCATCAAAGTGGTGATATCCGCCGCCTGAATAATACCGCCGGCACCACTGCCGGCGACAATCGCCGGGTAAGGAGCGTTAACTGAATTGGCAACTTCCAACGTCTGCGCCAATCCGCTTCCTCCCTGCGCGCCAGCCATTGGACCCACCACACCGGCAGCCAAACCAACGGTGTTTCCCATCGGACCAGACCCGGCTCCGATCCAGTCCACATTCAACTGATAGCGTATCCGGTAAGCCATAGGCCACTCCTATCCAAAGTTCAGGTTGAAGGCGGACGTGCTCTCGATCCGCATGGCAAACTGTTGATTCTCAATCAAGGTGCCGTAAAAAGCTTTCCAACCAACAATTCGCAGCTGATTGATCGGATCGCTTTTGTCCGCATCCTTCAAATAGCTAAATTTCACATCATCGAGCACGACCTGACCGTAGGCGCCACGACCGAAGATGAAGGTGGGGTAGACCGTGGTGCCAGTGGCCGGCGCAGCGGGAGGCACCTGCGCAGCACCGGGTCCAGTGATCGTCACGGTCGTTCCAGGTGCCAGCTGCGTAGCCTGACCCTGCATCGGTCCCGTTGTCGGACCAGCGGTGCTCAGACCGAGATTGACCGGTGTCGTTGAGCCGGCCGCGCTGACATAAACGTTGAAGGTGTAACCGGCAAGCGCCGGCAGCACCACCTGAATGGCTTGGTTCGCGGTCAGCACAAGGCCAGTCTGCACCTGATAGACCCGGCTCTCGTACTGGTTCTGCGTATCGGATGCCGTTATTTGAACAGCGTAGGTGCCGGCAGCAAAAGTGCCGCCAGCGGTCGCAGTGGCAGTAATAACAGCTACTCCGGTAAAGGACGGCACAAGATTCGACAAACAAAAGCGCACGCCGCTCCACTCGCCGATCTCATAATTATACAAGCGATTGATATCACTGTAACTCCAGGCTGTATTTATCTGAGAGTTCTCACGTAAGTCGCCGGCCACGAACGGATGCGCCACGCAAACGTAGTGCGGCATGGCGCGCGGGTTGTTCGATGCCTTCGCACCGCCGCTATCCGCTGCGATCTTGGTGTCGGTCATCTCGTCGCCGGAATAACGCGGCGCGCCGAGCGTGACCAGCATAGCATAGGCCCGGTTCAATTCATGGACGTTAAGCACGTCACCGGCAACCAGCGAAGCGCGCGCGCCCCGCGAGTTCACGTAATTGACCTGCGCAAAGGCCATCAACGCGTTGAAGGTATTGCGCTCGAAGGTTTCAGCCACTTGCAGGCCGGTCAGCTCGATCGCCTTTTTGAATAGGGGGTGCTTGATGGTGAGTTCCGCCACATCCGTGATGGTAATCTTGTCACCCCACTGTAAGGCAGTGGCTGCAACCTGCTGGATCGTCATCACCTCGCCGATCGGCGGAACGCCTTCGGAGAGCGGTGCAAAGGGCAGCGGCACGCGAATATATCGCGTGGCGGTGTAGGTCGTACCGCGACCCTTGGGGAGTTCGAGGGGATCGCCGAACTGGTAAACGACCAGCTGGCGACGGGCAAGAGGGAGCGTCTTATCCGCGATATAGGCTTCGACGTCCGACTGGAAGGACGCAGAGTAATTGACGGGCATGGGTCACGCCTTTCAGGTCAGAGAATGACATCTGATAGACGCTCCTCAAGGCTGCGTCCGCCGGATCGGCGGGCAGGCTGCACATCGCTGCGGGTCGCATTCGAGCCGGGTCTTACCGTATTGCCTTGTACACGCCGCGCAGCTTGCTGCCTCTGCTTCTGACGTTCTGCCCGAGCTTTCTCGTACATCTCCTTGCCGTAAAGATAATAGAAAACTTGCTCGCGAGCCGGCGTGCTACGCCCAGCCGCACGCTCCTGTTCTATCGTCTTTTCGACTTTGTCCTTGTACGCGCGAAATTCGGGGTCGCGTCTCGCTTCAGCCTCATAGAGCGCCCGGTCTTGATTTTCCCAAGTGGTGTACTGCCATCCCTGCATCTGTCGCGTAATACGGTTTTCCATATCACGCTGGTCTTCAGTGAGGCGTTCCTCCGGGGTCAATCTTGATCGACGTTCCTCACGCTGCGCGGGGGTTTCCCCCTGTGGCATTTGCGGCTGCATTCGCTGCCGCAGAAGCTCATCAAGACGACGATCGCTCTCACGGGCTCGCTCTTCTGCCAGCCGTGCTCGCTCATTCAGAGCCTGAAACCTGTGATCTGCACGGCGACCCTGTCGCGCGGCTAGCTCAGGTTCTTGCGGCTCTGGCTCGTCTTCGTCTTGATTATCCGGCTGATCCGGCTCCTGTTCTTCAACAGGTTCCTCGTCATCGCCATTGGGACCGAGAGTATCGGCCTCCCTTGGATCGATGTCGTCATCAGCCATCACGCAGCTCCAATGGACGCATAACGTGCGTCAGGCGTGGACGGGTAACGCCCGTCACTCGGAGATGGCCGGGGAAACTATACCCAGTAGAACGTCTTGGCAACTACCTTCTACGCCTAGTGGCATGCTCTTCCTCTGGCTCAGCCGCTTCCTCAGCCGGAACTGCAATCGCCCGTTCCGTGTCCAGATGCAGAAAATTCAAGGCATTCGCCGCACTATCGACCATCGACCATTCTTTCATCTGCACGGCTTGCAGCAGCTGATTGATTGCCGCACGATATTTCGTCGTATCGACTTGCATTGTCAGGGCTCCTTGTGTGGCTCCTCCGCCTCACCGAGAGGCTTCAGGGGTTCCATTGTATAGGTATCAGCTTTACCCGGAACTACGCACTTTGACAGCAGCTGCTGGGTTTCCCGCATCATCTCATATTGGTTCTTGAGCGACTGCTCGCGAAATTCTGCGGCTTTAACGAGAGCATAAAACAAAAATACGAGCATGGCGATCTGAGCAAGCGATAAGGCGAGTACAGCCGGCTGCGCCTTCAGCGCATCAATAATACCCGTCGCAACTTTGCCCGCTTCCTCAACCGGTCCCGTCATGCACGGCGTTTACCCTTATGTTTCGGTTTATGTGCCGCCACAGTCATGGTAGCGCCTTCCGGCGCAAGCCGCCAGTTGACCTTCCCTTTGCCTGAAACCCCCACCTCTTCCGCGATCGGCGCGGTCAAATCGATGCCGGCGGGATTACTAGGCACCTGCCCGTTTTGCGCTTCAGTGCCGTCAGCATACTGCTGCTCAGCTAGAGGTCGTTCTGTACCCAAGACATAATCGGGGTCGTCAGTATTCCACGGGCCGACATCCACGACCCCGGTGACCACACTACCTCCCGGCCCCGCCACCTCCACCATGGGTCGTGGACTATCTCGCCATTTGTAGGGAAAACTGACACCACGAGTGCTGCCGGTGATGTAGTCGCCATAAGCCCCTTCCTGCTCATCCTCGCCCTCACCGAACTCCGTCGCGGTAATCCCGGTGTGCCAGCCACTTTCTGCCTCCGGCACGTCGTGCTCAACGCGAATATAAGCAGCTGACGCCCAGCCATACACAGCCACGCCGGCCATGTGATCATCCCCCCATTGTAGTTTGTACCACTGCGTGTCGCCGTTCATGGCACTGGCAACCACCGTCACCAGATCGTTGTTGTCAGCCTTGCCAATAATCGGGCTACCGCTCGATGACGACGCGCGGATGTTAAGCTGATCACCGGCAGCAAGACCATGCACGGTGCCGGTCTGCGATGATGGTGGCGGCTCCTCCGGGCGATCGGGCAACTCAGGCCGGTCAGGACGATCCGGCTCCTCCGGCAAATTCTCGCCACTGATGGTCTGCGCGATCACGCGGCAGATCGCCTCGAAATCCGCATGGTATTTATTGCAGTCGCCTGTGTTGTCGCAAAAACAGGTCTCGATCAGGATAGCCGGTTTATTTGTGTTGTTTAAGAACGCCAAATCAGATCTGTACTTAGCACCCCGATTCGTAAAATCCCCCGCCTCGCAAATCTCGTCGCAGACGTCCTGCGCAAGACTTTCCTGCGTGACATAGAGCACCTCACAACCATGCGCGTTATGGTCGTAAGCGTTAAAGTGAACTGAAACGTCCAAATCGCGGGATTGTTTATTATGCCAGTTCGTAATCGTGTTGAGGTTCTGGCTCCGTGATGTGCTCGTGTTATCGTGGAATTTCACGCAGTCGAGCAGCTCAGCCACTCGATCAACGATCCTCCTAGCCTCATCGACTTCATCGACTTGTGGTGGTACTGGGTTACCTCGCGCACCACGAATATACAAACCATGACCGGACGATATCGCGACAATTGTCATCACTGCACCCCTTGCATCGGCATACGAGCACGCGGCATGACGCCGCCGCCACGCATCTGATCTGGGTTAATTGCCCCCGGAGGTTGTTGCCCACCGCGCGGTCCTGCCGGCCGCGCCCCCTGCCGCGCACCGCCGGGGGCGCCTAGCTGCGGCTGTGCCCCCGGCTGCTGCTGCATCTGCTGCATCTGCTGCGCCTGCTGCTT